GAGTAACTCACCATCAAACACTAGGTTCTGTCCATCTGCAAGTTGAATGAATTCTTGTTCAAGATTTCCTAGCAGTTGGATTTCCTTGCCATTACGGCTACGGAATTCACATGTTCCATTTTTGACGATAGCGTTGAAACGCATACCATCCATCTTCAATTGTGCATACGCTGGGAACTTGAATTTTTTCAAGATCTTCTCATCAAATGGAGTACACAACATGCATGGATACTCATGAATCAACTCAGGCCAAATTTTGTTAGCCGTTGATGCAGAAGCACCACACTTCAAATCTTTGCCGATGATACGTTCTAGAACTTCTGCATCTTCAACATTCAATGCTTGAAGCATAGTTTGCAAATAATAAATTGCAGCGTTACCTGTAGCACGACGAGATGACAATGTTTCAAGACCAGGAAGCAAACCTTCTAAAGATGCTGCATGATCAGTAGTATTTCGTTCGTATACGGGAATCTTGCGAATGTAGAACTGTGTGAATGGATCATAAGCTAAGAAGAAAACTTTCTTCAATAGCTCGTTGTTTTGTTCACGTTTAAGAATTGCTTCCTTCTCCAAACGAGAGGAAGTTGCTTCGAGTTCTTTGAGAATGTTAAGAATCATTTAAGTACACCGTTTCAAGATGGTTTATTATACACCATCTACGAATTTTTGTACATAGTTGACTAAAATAGTCAACTTTTATCAAGTGTATACTTTTTGATTACATCTCTCGCATCGGTTAAGCCAGTCTGTTCCATCACCATGTTTTCAAGAGCGATGTCAACTTCTTCAACCAACCACTCGACGTATTCGATCTCATCATCTGGTAAGTTTGCCAACCAGTGTGCGAGCTCGTTATGCTCCATCGAGAGTATAATCTTAAGATTTTTTTGGTGTTGATTCCTCATTTTTTACCTGTCTTGGAATGAAGCCATAATCAGCTGCAAGATCAGCAGTGACCTTCTTGTATAGTTTATTTAGCTTCTGATCTTTGACGGCTATGAGGAGTTTTGCTTCAGATGGATGAACATTTTCAAGCAATTGAATAAAGAGATGTTCCTTGCGAACTTTATTAAGCTCTTTAGCCTTTGTGAAAATGTAAAGCTTCTTGCTTTCCATAATCAAATTTGCAGGTGACATACCCAAAGGTGCTGAGTCTTCCTTAAAAGGTGGTGCACCTTCAGGTAAGTCTAGTTTGTACTCTGTAAGAAATGAGTGTTGAAAAATAAATCGCAGCGCTGCATTGTCGCGATACTTTGCGAGTGCGGTTGGCTCTTTGTTTACTTCTTCTAAGATTTCAGTAAGATATCGTGTTGCCATTAAAATTCCTCAATTTCATTTAACAGATTACGACATCTGTTTTTAATAAGATAATTCATGATTGCATTCTTGTCGCCTTTAGGCTCAACTTCAAACGCAGTAAGTACAGATTGCTTGACATCTTCAGGAATATATTTGAAGTCAACAAGTTGTACATTACGTTGCCAGTTGCGGCGTTCTTCTTCAGTCTTACATGCAATGAAACCATTGTCAATAAATTCTTGAAGACGCTTAGAGCTAACAGGCTTTTGGCGTTCACCGTTCATAAACACATCATCCTTTGATAGGATGTTTGGAACGCCGTCACCAGCATCGCCCTTAACAATGTGTTCGATGAGCCAAGCATGAAGTTCCTTCTTATTTACTACAACTTGTTTCTTAAGCATAGGACTAAATTGCTTGACATTGTCATATACATGAAGTTGTTTGAAGTCTTTATCAGAAGATACGATCATCACTGGTTCGAACTTGCCGAACTCTTGTGTTGATTCAGTAAGCACAGCGATTACATCGTCAGCTTCGCAACGATCAACATGAATTACCTTATACTTGAAGTATGACTTCAGATCTTCGCGGATTTCAGATAGCGTATCAAAGATAAGTGTCCAATCAAGATCGGATTCTTCCCGAGCTTTCTTACGCATACCTTTGTAGTTAGCAAAGTATTCCTTACGCCAATAATTACGGCCATCACATGTAATAACCATTTGACCGTACTCTTTGCCATACTTTTTCTTGTATGACTTAATAGAGTTCAAGGCAACGTGACGAATAAGATCTTTCTTATCGTTTTCACTACCCTTTTTAAGGTCATGGCTAAATGCAAGAATTGCTGCTACACAAACCTGCGAATAATCTAGAAGAATCATTTATTTCCATCCAATTTGTTGATACGTTTTAACGTAACACTGACATTCTGTATTATATTGTAACACTTCTTGGTATATTGGTACAGGGCTTTGTACGACAACTGGAGAAGGAGCTACAACTACAGGAGGTTGTTGCACTACGACTGGAGGTCGTGAGATCATATAACCCAGTGCTCCACCTATTACAAGAGGAGCAACCCAATTACCACCGCCACCATTATAGCCATGATAGTGATGTCCATAGTGTTGAGCTGATGCTGCAGATGATACGCCGATGAGTAGAATTGCAATTAACTTTTTCATGAGAAGATCCTTAAGATGATACATTCCTCGTTAATTCGTCCATTCACCGCAGCTTCTTTGGTCTTGAGATTTTTGAATTCATTTGCAAGATTGCGCTTGGTTAAATCTGCGTAGCCAGTAACGAGTTCCGGTTTACGCATAGTTTTTGCACCTGAGGTAGCTACATCATAATTCAAGATGGTAGTACCTTTGATGCCAAGCGTACCTAGACTACGATACACTTGAATCTTTTTATATTTAGTATTGTAAATCCATACTTCAGAAGATCCAATAATCTTTTCAGGCTTTTCAGAAGTAAGCTTAAGTTCCGGAAATTCTTTCATGTACTTAACAGCTTTTGCTACAACTGATGCTGGTTTTTCTTTCTTAGCACGAGGTTTACGTGCTGCTTTAGCTGATACTGCTTGTTGAGCACATGCATCAGAGATAGATTCAAGAGATTTAATCAATCGCTTGATCTTGATTTTCTTGATGTGTGAATAACCTTCGACCAGCTGTTTGTCGCTACCTTCAATAACCTCATTGAGTTCTTCAATGGTTTTAGCAAATGCTGCTGGAATAAGCTTAGAAACTTGTGGGCTGACGTTGTTTGCTTTCAAATATGAGCCAACATCAATTTCAGTATCACTCGTAACGAAGTCATCGATCATACCATTGATTTCACCAATGTGACCAGATGCTGCTTCAGCAATACGATCTTGAATCGATACGACTGGCTTTACTTCTTTTTCTTTTGGAGCACCTTTAAGTGCAGAGACTTTTTGTTCACCTTTTGCTTTAAGACGCAGTTCAGCAATAGAGTCTTCAATAAACTGAAGATCTTTGTCGTTAAGAGGTTGTTCGCGTTGCTTCAATCGAATGATAGTGCCAACTGAGCGAAAGTCCCAGTCAGGAAGAGAATCGAATTCTGTTGATTTCTTGCCAACATACGACATGAACCACTTACGCTTGTCTTTGTTTTCAAAAGCAGAGTTGTAGTAGTTCAGTGCACGCATCAATGATGCTGTATAGTCTAGAGGATTGAGCGTAGGCTCGGTGCTGCCTTTACCAGTGCCAAATACTTGTTCCATCTGAGCAGCAGTTTCACGACGCTTCTGAGCGCGTTTCTCAGAAGCGGTGAGTTTAGGTTCTGTAGTTTTAGTAGCCATGTGTTCTCCAATTCATATATGTATTATACCACACATAGGAATTATTGTACACCGTATACTTAAGTATTACTTTCCACGATAGAGGTATACAGGTCCTCAAACTCGGAATGTTCTTCCTGTTCACGTGTAAAGTTTTGTTTATGATAAACCTTTGCCATACGATTAAGTTGGCGCTTTGAGAGATTAAACTCTTGAGACATCTCCTTGATAGTCTCCTTAATTAAATCACGTTCACCTTCGATGCGTGTCATAGAGTTAGACACTTCGCCAAGCATTTTCTTAATCTTGACGCGATCTGCTGGATTGGAAATTTGACTCATCATTTTTCTTTCTTATAAAAAACACCACGAATTGTTGCATGCAAAGCAACTGCTGCGACCCATGTGTCAAAGTTATATGGAATTGCTAGTACTGGGAATAGCGTGTTAAGAGACCAAATCGTAATGAATGGTCCAAAGATGACTGCAAGAATAATAACAATAATTGCAAGTACTAAAGTTGTGCCGGCGTATTTCATATTAAAAACTATATTCAATGCGCTTAACATTTTCAACAATAAACGAGCGCCATTCGTTCTTGTCTAGATCAAAAACACGAAGAGATGTTTCGGAATCATTAGTTCCATTCTTCGGATGTTGATCTTCTGGGATTTGTGCAGGAGAACGAGTGCATCGCATTACGCGTTCAGTACCATCTTTCTTTGTGAACGTAACTGTCGTTGGATTCGTCTCATCTGATAGAAGACCAATCAACCATTCACGGAATTCTGGTGTCTTAAGAAATTCTGCGTTTTCTTCTGCAGTCATAATCTTTGTCCAATCAATAGGAGAATTACTCGATACCATTGTAAGCCTCGTTGAAATACTCGACGAGTTGTTTTAATTGATCTTTAGTTAGGAAATATTCATTCTTACTCGTGTAAAATGAGTCTTCCAAATCAACTCGCTCCATAGTCAATTGATATTGGTCTGGACGTACTTTTGTAACGTCGACTCGTAATCTAAAAAAGTTGTTAAAATCTATGTTCATAGTTCCCTCTCTACTTTCACTTTTAAAACACGTTCACTTGGCGATGAAGCGCGTGCTGAAGATTCTGTAGGAAATACTTTTACTGTAGTACGTTCCAAACAGTTTTCAAAATCTGTAATAAGCATGTAGCCTTCTTTTACAGTTGTGACTTTGCTAATCGACATTTCATCAGCTGTACCGCCAAAGTCTTTAAATAATGCTGGCACTTGTTTACCTCCTGTCATAAAGTTCCACCTTTCATAATAATTATAACATATTAACGATTATTCCGCATACCAAATTTGATCGAATCCTTCTTCAAGAGTAGGATGTTCAAAATTAACACACATTGATTTTAATACATCTTCTGGAATATTCTTCCCAGGACGAGACTTAATGCGTCTATCCCATTCTTCTTTTTCAGGTGTCTTAAATACGACAGCAATTTTAGTATAACCATCGAGCATCTTAATCTTTTTAGCACGAGTAGAAATTGTAGTAGATGTTTGATCCCAAATAATATCTAAGTTATTCTCGCGACAGAATATAACATGCTCAACCATTTTATCTACTGCAGTAGGCATGTATTCTTGAAATACCTCGGAGTAAGTCTTACCTTGTTTCTTAGCATAGTCTTCTACAAACGTATCAGTAGATACTATATTCAAACCTAACATCCATGTTTGATTTTGAATCCATGTAGATTTACCAGAAGCTGGAACACCAACTAAAATATATGCTGTAGGCATTACTTACGTCTCTTAATGTCTTTATGTTTTACAACTAGAATATGATGAATCTTATCTTTGTATTTGATAGGAAGATCTAAATGAATAGTAACTTCTGGACCATCATCTTCATTGACTAGTCTATCGTTACCAACAGAACCAACAAACGGAATTCCATTCCACTTACCTTCTACACGATCTCCAATATCATAGGTGTGCTTATAACCAATTTTTGCAAAGTAATCTGTGAGTGAAGCCATTATATCACCGCCTTAGTAATTTCTTGTGCTGTGAATCCAGGAAGCCCTGCATCATTCCACACAAATCCTGTAGCTTTTATTGGAAGTCCTCCCCATCCACGCTTTTGATACTTTTCAAGACGTCTGTCTTTAATGTCAACTTTTCCAGTAGGAATCAACAACTTTTCTTTAATAGAATTAAACTGTGATTCAGAGATATACAGCTTCTGAGTTGCCAGATCATAGTGAGGCATGCAGTGAACAAAGTCAAATTTGTTCTTACAGTAATCCCACGTATCCATGTAGATAAACTGCACATCATTAGTAAGAGTTACAGCGTTCATTGTAGCAAGTTTAAATTGCTGTTTTGGTTGAGGGTTTGAAGGATCTTCAATCTCATATGAATCTACTAACTTGATATTCTTATCTTGTGTGATGATGTAAGTTTTAATCAGTGTAAGAGCGCTATCAGTCTTGGGATACAAGTCAATATCTTGTACTGCTTCATCATGAAATATTGAAGAGATACACCCTCCTGAGATAACACAGTTATCATAGAAAAGAGATTCGAGTTGACGATCTCCAATCTTTTTCATCTGAAGATTATAATAAGACGCAATAGAGGACTTCAATCGTAGGATCTTTGTCTTATCTGATTCACTGAAACTCATCGACGTTTTCTCCATTCATAATTAGAACCATCAGGTAAGACTCCGTTTGTGATAGAGTCTACACCAGGTTTCCCAACAGAGTTGGGGTTTTCACATACCATTGTGACAAAGCTATTTCGAGTGTTGTTGCGAAGGCCTTCTACTATAAGTAGGGCTTCTTTGAGAGTAGACTCATCGTATGATCGAGCCTCGTTGTGTTCATTTGTGTAGTATATCTTGTACATACCTAGATTTTATCATGTCTAGGAATTAATGTACACCACAAATCTTTTTATTGTTTGTATCCAGAGATACATTATACTGCAGTTTTCAGATTCTGTAAAATCTAATCACCACTTTTCTATGATGATGTTGTCATCTATACGTACAGATGCTTCAAATTCCATATCATTGTTTGGAACTGAATCTATAATTTCCTCAACTTTACGATCGTAAAGTTCTACTTCAGGTTCTTTTACTTGAGGTTTTTGACGCATTTGTGTTTGATTCACGGCAATAAACATCAGCACTGCTAATGGATCAAACACAAATACTATTAGAACAATTAACCAGCGGACTGCTTTCTCGAGCGAGTTTTGGTCGGCGCTGTCTTCGTAGATGAACGCTGCGATGTATTTGATTGGACCGACTTCTGCTTCGGCTTTGCGGAACTCGATTGCGATTGGGGCGCGTTCTTCGTTGAGTTTGGCGATTTCTTTTTGGCTGCTGGAGATTTCTTCAAGGAGACGGGTTCGCTCTCGAGCTTGACTTCTTCTGATACCGCTGGAGCGATCGGCTCCGGCTGCATCGGTGGTTCTACTGAGGGCGGCGTCGACTTGGTTATCCAATTGAGAAAGCGTTTTACGAGCTGCATTTATATTTTCCTTTTGTATATTGATTTTTTCGTCGATAAGAGATACTGCGGCCGCAACATCACTCGACACTACTCCTTGATCTAAATGTGCTTTAGACAAGTATCCAAATATTCCCATGCTCGTTAAAAGCATAAGAACACAGATTGCTGATGTGAAATATGTTCTAAGTAAAAGTGTAGTGTGCTCCCAATTTCTATATAGCCATGAAGTGACTACGATTTTGGAGAGACCTAACACACCGCCCATAATTGCTATGGCGATAGGAGAACCAGAGAAGATTGCCATCAATCCCATGATGGCATAGAATTCTGCTATAATTGATAGTGCAATAGCATTTCCAAGGAGAAGATATATCATAACTTTACGTGTGTCCTGTGTATTTTGCATTGGATGATGCCGTTGTACCACAGATCTGGAAATTCTAGTACTCTTCTCGCAAATTGCTCGCGAGCTTCCAGATATGACATAGTGCCCTTGTTAGAGCATAGATATAAAATCTCTCGTGTAAAGTTTTCTTCACCTAGAGCAACGACATCCTTCTTCAGTTCTTCTGAAGAAGACCAATAAGTTGGCCAATCGGAAAGAGCTTTCTCTTTCTTCTTCTTTCCTTTGACTGTTCTAGTCTTAGAGAACCAAAAGAGTTTCTTTCCGATGTATTGTCTATTATTTATCTTGTTCGTGATTAGGTAAACATATCCAATATACTTACCTATCTCACTTTCAGTAAACTCTTTATTTTGATAAATCCACATTACCATTACCAGTTGATGTAATGGTATATTTATTAAGATTATCTGCGTTGCCAGTCGATGTAAAGCTCCATGTTGTCATGTCACGTGCATCGGAGCTTACTGTATACTTCAAAGGAACATTGTCATTTGGCGAAGCGCTGCACCACACTGTGTTAGGTTGCCATGTAGGAAATGGCCACGGAGTCTGTGGTGGTTGATATTTTGGTTGCCACTCCTGTACTTTTTGTGTATCAGGACGGAAGTCCGGCACTACAGGATTTGGGCTAGTAGATTTTTTATCCTGTTCACCTTGTGTATCAGGTACGCCAGTTTTAACTTCTTCGTAAGTTCCATCTTCATAGTAGACAATAACCTTACTGATCTTCTTCGTCATCGTTATACTCCTCATCTTCATAAATATCGCTTCCGCAGAAGGGGCAATATGCCACATCGGAAATTCTGAATTCATCATCGGTTTTAAAAGTAATTTTGCCATGAGCTCCACATCCATCGCAATCGAAATGTTTTTGTGCCATTAGCTCTCCTTTCTAGTTTTATTTGATGCTAGAACAATTTTACAAATATGTTCTAGTCTTTCAATGTGTTCAAACGCTCTCCAAGGAGAGGTGTCAATAGCTACTACGCCATGACCTTTGATACCTACAATATCGTAAGCGATGTTTCCATAATCATCAAGTTCTAAATTGCGATGACATTCATCAGCAAGTTCTTGACTAATAGGAGCAACATCTCCAACATTATGTGCTACTTTAGTATATCTACTGAGCTCTGGAAAATCGCGCGCAATATCACCTAATTCAATACCTGCATGCATAGCTGCAACGCAATATGTTGGATGAAAATGCATTACAACACGAACATCATTACTATGTTGACCCATATTGCGCTGTAATCCAAAGTGTAGTGGGATCTCACCACTTGGTTTTAGATTTGAACTAATATCAGTATAAGCTTCTTCTCGCCACATCAAACTGCTTACAATCTTGATCTTCTTAAATTGATCAGGCTGTAGTGTTTGCTTACGCACACCGCTTGGTGTAATATAAAAATGGTCACGATCATGGTGACGAATACTCACATTACCATCGCGACTAGTAATCCAGTTACGATGGTATGCATCAACCATTGTTTCACAAATAGTTTCTAACATTATTTAAGCCCAGACATCATCCCAAGATCCACTAGTTGCACCTTTAGCATAATCAGTTGCTCTATTCTCAAAGAAGTTAGTATGAGTAGGAGCATTAATCATTTCCTCAACCCAAGGGAGTGGATTCTTCTTAACCTTCATAATTCCCTTAAGGCCAAGACTGATAAGGCGACGATCAGTAATATAGCGGATATACTGTTTAACGTCAGCAGCGTTAAGATCAGCCATAGGACCCATGCCGAATGCCAGATCAATAAACCTGTCTTCGAGTAGAACCATCTTTTCAGCAATCGTATAGATCTTCGCTTTAAGTTCATCATTCCAAATCTCTGGATTTTCTTTTATATATTCTTTGAACAACTTAATCATAGACTCAGCATGCATTGTTTCATCAACAATAGACCAAGTAATAATCTGTCCCATGCCCTTCATCTTTCCTGTTCTAGGAAAATTTAACAACATAATAAATGAGCTGAATAGTTGCATGCCTTCTGTGAATGCAGAGAATACTGCAATGTGAGTTGCAGTAGATTGTTTATCACCATTCTTGCTTGAAATGTCAAGAATGTAATCATGTTTGTCTTTCATTTCTTCATAATCCAAAAATTGGTTATATGTAGTTTCTGGAAGACCTAACGTTTCAATCAAGTGTGAGTACGCTGCAACGTGTAAAGCTTCACGAGCTGCGAAGCCCATCAACATCATTCTTACTTCTGGTTGAGGGAAATAAGGAAGATAGTTACGAACGTAGCCACCTGCAACGTCAATATCGCCTTGAGTAAAGAAGCGGAAGATGTGTGTTAGAAATTGTTTTTCTTCATCGGTTAATTTCTTTTTCCAGTCTTTAACATCTTCAGCCATAGGCACTTCTGTATGAAGCCAATGACTTTGCTCGTGCTTCAGCCAAGCATCATAAGCCCAAGGATAATTAAACGGTTTAAAATTGCTACGTTCAGATAGCAAATTATGTTTTTGTTTAACCATTGATAAATTCCTTAAGTTTTGGAAGAGTCAATGCGCCGGATACTCTCTTTACTTCATTTCCATTTTCGAGTAGAACAAGAGTAGGAACTCCTCGAATACCATACTTTGTTGCTAGTTCTAGATTTTCATCGATATCGATGTCTTTGATTGGAACTGTATTATCATCAAGTTCTTTGACAGTCATCGCCAACATCTTACATGGGCCACACCATGATGCGCTAAATTTTAATACTTCTTTCATTCTTGATCCAATTCTAATTCTATCATTTTTAGTTTTTCGTTATATACCGCGTTTCTTACTTCGCGATATCCTTCAGGAGTCCACACACAAACTTTAATGCTTTCACTCGACTTTATAATTTCACCACTGTGTTTATTGACATGATTACACCATAATTGCTTGATTATATAGTATAAGTTATATGCATCCATTTACCAGTGTCTCCATACTCCTGCGATAATGTGTGCGCAGGTAATCATTTCTACAATTCTCATAAACCACCACACATATGGTTTATGAGATTCTTGTTT